CACACACACACACACACACACACACACACCACTATGCGGCCCCTTCGCTCGCCTAGTGGTAGCGGGGGGGCCACCGCATGGTATTACGCCAGGCGTGCCCTAGCTCGGTCTAATCGCCGTATGGTGAATTTTAACATTCCTATACGTTTTTTTGATCCTGTTCAGCCGAGAAAAGAAGATATCCCAGTATTGCGCAATGATATACTGGGTCCTATTGTGCGACAGCATTTGCCTGTCGTACCTGATCAGTCGCGATCAAATCTCTTAGCAGCACTTGACAAGCGCTGCAATTATCATCGTGACGATACTTGTGATCCTGTTCTTTGGAAAGCAAGCCGGGCTTTGCTAGATAAGTTATGTCCATTCGACAATAGTCCTATCGACTGGACTATGGAACGTTTTCTCGAATGGAACAAACAGTTTAGCCCTGAGAAACAGAAACGCCACATGTTGGTTGCAGACTCTGTTAGAGAGTGCACTGATAAACAATTCAGTGCTAAACAAGTTTTTGTTAAAATTGAAGCACTCGTCAAACGACATGATCCCAATTGGGCTCCGCGAATCATATATCAAAGTAGTGATTTGCATAATGCTCTTTTGGGTCCTATCATGCAGGAGTGCACCAAACGCATGTTTGGCGCCATGAAGGCCGACAGAACTGCAGATGGTCTTCGTTACCGTGGAGGGTACAAAACTACCCCCCATGAGATCGTTAGTGCCATTGAGGATGGAATGAACGCAGACGCAATGTACATCGAATCTGATTTCAGTAGCAATGATATGAAACAGGTTTCTGATGTTCATCTTATAGAAATTATGTGGCTGCGCCGTTTCGGTGCCCCAAGCTGGTTAACAGCACTAATGATTATAGCGAACACCATACGTATTTCCAGTCGGAAACACGGTATGGTCGGAATCGTTAAAAATCAATTGCCAACAGGAGCTCAAAGCACAACATTCCGCAATAGTTTGTGGAATATGACAATCAATTATTGCTTTGCTCTGCGTGTTGGAGCTAAGGGCGTTGTTTTGATCTTGGGTGACGATATGTCCATGCGCTTTGACAACCCTTTTAGCACTAAAGTTAAGAATGTTCGCCGCGAGTATGAATATGTGGCGAAACTTGCTAAAATGGATGCTAAAGTAAAGGTACATCGCCGCCTTAGTGATACGACGTTCCTTAGTAGGAATTTTGTTCCGACTGACAAGGGTCATGTTATGTTACCAATGTTGGGTAAGGCACTCGTCCGGTTTAACGTTCGAGCTACGAGCAATAGTGGAGTCTCTGACGAAACCTACTTAGCAGGGAAGGCTCTTAGCTATGCCTACGAGTTCAGGTATAGTCCTGATATCGCCAAGCAATTCTACAATTTGTATCTTGAATTGAAGGTAGATAGTAAGGTGGACTTAACTGATCTCGGTTGGTTTGCTAAAGGTGCTTTCTTGCGGTATGGCGTAGATGGAGTCGCCGCTAGAGTTTTTCAACCCGAACGTGCTGCTACCATCGCCGACTTGAGCTGTTTTTACGATGCTAAAGCCGGTCTATTTGGTAGTGAGGTTATTAAATTGGTTCGAGATGTCGTGCACGGCATTGATGACATAGATGAAACTAGGCTAGGCGGTCTGGTTAGTGATTTCATGTGAGGTGGTCCTACCCGGTATGCGGAGGAAAAG